CCAGCGTAATTTCTGAACACAAGTTAGAGTGGTGAACTTTGAGACCCCGCTCTTGTTGGCATTGTGGCAATGCACGCTGTACAGTATCGCCAAACATAATGTATGGCTCTCCAGTTTCGACACGGTTTTGGATCAACTTAACCCAAAGCGCTTTAGCCGATACAGTTTTTACAACTTTCTTTGAATGTGGATCAATCAAGTCCCAATCATCCTTTGCGCCTTTATTTATAGTACAATTTTCTATAATTGCCATAAAAGCGTCTGGAATAACAACACCATGATGAAGGTTAGTAGACTTACGATTAATATCCCCTCCAGTAGGCTTTCGAACATCCAAAAACTCTTCAATCTCTGGATGAGATATATCCAAATATGCCGCATAGCTGCCCCGTCTTGTTACACCTTGAGAGAATGCTAGCATTTCTGCGTCAACTACTTTCAAGAAAGGAATTACTCCAGTACTCTCTGACCCCGCTGAGGTTTTAGATCCTACTGAACGAATACCGCCCCAAGAACCACCAATGCCACCACCAACAGAAGAAAGAAATGCATTCTCAGTGTAGTGACCAGTAATCCCCTCCCGGGAGTCATCCACGTAGTTAAGAAAACAACTAATAGGCAGACCACGAGAAGTACCGCCATTGCTAAGGATGGGAGTGGAGAACATAAACCACAATTTACTAGCATAGTCATATAATCTCTGTGCGTGAGCGTCGTCGTCTGCAAATGTTCGTGCTGCACGAGCAAATGCGTCTTGTGGTGATTTTTCACCGTCTACAAGATAACGATCTTGTAGCGTTTTAATGCTGAACTCGGATAAATACTTATCTCTATTGTAATCAATTTTCATTCAGTTTAGTCCGTATATCTTCCAGATTATCTGTGCCTATTGCATCATCGCAATATGTTATTAAATCCATCAACTCGTAGTTTTGAAGAATCTGTTCTGCGTGCTCATTCAGTGCTTGTATGTACTTATACTTGCTAGTTAGCGGTAGTACATCATACAGTGACATTGCATCGCCATACTCTTCAATGAGTTGCTGTGCTCTTTTTGGTCCGATACCAGGAACTCCTGGTACGTTATCCCCTTTATCGCCTGTGAGACATTTTAGCGAAATATATTGCTCAATGGGAACATCGTAGTGTTCATGCCAGTTATCTAGCGTGACTTCCTTCCTCGTCACATATGAGAACCTACTTACAGTTTCTTGAATCAATAAATCCCAGTCTCGGTCGCTTGATACAAGCCAGATGTTTTCTAGCCCGTATTCGTTTTTGTGTTTTACTAAGTGTGCCGCAATGTCGTCAGCCTCTACACCTTTGTATCGTAAAACTGTGTAGCCTTCCTCTGCTAATAAATCTAGAGAGGCTTGAAACTCTTCGAAGAACTCTTCAAACGCAATTCGCTCTTCTTCGGTTTGTTCCGCAAACTTATCTTTGCGGTTTTGCTTGTATTCAGGATGAATCTCTTTTCGATAAGACGAAGAACCCCAATCGGCTGTAATGATAACTCTTTTACAGCCATATGATTGGGCAAGTGATTCTACTGTCTTTTGGTAGTCAAATCGAAAATCCGTTCTACCTTGATGCTTCCAACGAAATGCTAAGTTAAGAGCATCAACTACAAGCGTTACATTTTGAGGTCTACTACTTAATGTATCATTAAAGCTAATTGCCACCTAAAAATTCCACCTGTTCTGATATTAACCAATCTTCTGCAACGCATACATAACAATTCAACTTACTAATATAGATAAACTCTGTTTTAGTAGGCTGTATTGCTGTAACTACAAATACCTTTGATCGGTTATATTTAAAAAATAACATTGGCTGCTGTCCGCCGCCATGTGCCTGTTGTACGATTTTATTCCACCAACGAATTAAGTTATTCGTTTTAGGGGCTGTAAACAATTTGTCATTTAAGGGGGACTCTTCATAGTTCTTTACTTCTATACAAAATAGATTCTTTTCGTTGGGAACATATAAATCACCCTTTAAATACTCAAGAGCACCGGAATTCGGTACTCTTTCAAATTGATAACCAGTTGCACTTCGTAGCATATCTCGTACTAGATATTCTCCACGAGCACCTTTTGCTCTGCTATCTACCATTATATTTCTAGTCTGCTTACGTTCTCATCCTTTAGGACTTCGATCTTAGCCAGCAATGGATGTTGCCATTGGTGACTGACTAGGTAACTGTTCAAATCTTCTTGCAAGAGAATTTCCACTAACTTCTCTTTACCTTGCTCGTCTAACACTGAGATAACTTCATCTAAGAACAGAATGTTAATTCTAGACTTAGATATGCTACTCATGAGTTTACGAATTGCAAGTAGAGTACTTGTGTTTACTCTTGCAAGTTCGCCAGAAGATAACGCTAAAATATCAACTACATTGCCGTTATCAGTAATCTGTACGTTTAACTTATCATTACTCACTATAAACTCTAGTGTGAAACGACCGTCAGATAACTCGGCAAGATAGTGATTTGTTAATTCTTCTAACTCTTTTACTAAGTTTTCTATTTTATATGCAAGCAATCCGTTTGTACTAAATGCTTTCTTTAATACTTCCAAGTTACTCGCAATTTCACTCTCAGCGTTCAGAAGTGCCGTAGCTTCTTCTAGTTGCTGTATAAACTCGTCAGTCTGTTCTTGAACTATCGAAAGTCGAGTATTATGTTTGGTACGCTCTTCGTTTTCTTTTGCAATCCTTTGTACTTCTGCTTTAGCCTCTGCTATGCGATTTTTGACCTCTCTGAAGCTCTCTTCGATCTCTCCTCGATCAAGAGCCACGCCGGGCAAGGAGTTGTCAATGGATCTGTAGAGCTCTTCCCACTCTCGCTGTCCTTTGAGTTTTGCTTCATATTCGGTGTTGTTCTTCTTAACTTCTTCAATCTCGTCTTGAAGTTTTTTCGCACGATCCCTAGCTTCCTGTATTTTGTTCGTCTCTGCATCAATCAGAGATTGCTTTAGTGCTTGGTCTATGGACTGCTCACAAGTGTGGCAATGTTGTCCAAGTTTTTCCATCTTTTCGATAATTTGCTTCGACCCCGCTACGGTTGTTCGAAGACCTCCAAGCTCAGATTGTAAATGATCGTAGGATAATGACTCAGTAGCCTCGATCTTGTTAACTTCATCAATATCAATCGTAGACAACAGCTTTTTGTATTGATTATTTTTTGAAATCTTTTTATTTTTTTCGGAAATATTTTCAAGTTCTACTGATAGTTGACGCAGAAGTTTCTCGTCATCTTCCGTGTCAATAGAAATATTTTCCAATGGCAGTACATTCGTATTGGTAAGTTTGTTATTTTGGAGCCATTTATCAATCGTATCAATCTTACCTTGAATGGAAGCTAAGTTCGTATTTACACGTTTACTTTCTTCCTTAAACAACTCAAACAATTTAACGTAGTTATCTAAATGTAACAAATCAATCAGAAACTTTTTTCGATTTGTGTCTGTTGCAGTTAGAAACTGTAGGCTAGTGTTTGGGTTCTGGTATACTAGCTGTGAAAACGTTTTAAAGTCAATGCCAATAATATCTTGCAGTGTCTTGTAAGTATTTGTAGCTGTGTGGCTACTGATATCTTCTCCGTCTTCTGTTAGTACTAGCTTGATACTCGATTTACGGTCGATGCTAACTTTGTAGGCTTTATCATCTTTTGTAAATTCTAACTCGATATTGTAGCCTTTCCCTAGGTAACGATTAGGTAAATCAGCTTTTTTAATACCTTTTGAGTTTTTGTTGTAAAGGGCTTCTTCAATAATCAAAGGTATGGAGGATTTCCCCATACCATTTGTACCAATGATCTGCGTTACAGGCTCAGAGGATAAGTCTAACTCATTGTCCGGCCCGTAGCTGAATATGTTACTCCATTTCAACTTTTGAAGCGTAATCATTGAAAGTTCCTATAATTTGTGGTATTCTGTCTTCGTTCAATTCAAGAATGTATGTTAGGTACTCTACTAGCTCTTCTTCTATCGTAGCATCTTTCTCAAGTACTAATGTAGCTTCGGAAGCTCGTTTTACAACTTTTTTATCTAACAAATCGCTATTTGAAATAGCTGCAAGTTCCTGAATATCGCCTTCAATCTCATAAATTGTGTGGTGAAACTGTGTAGGAATCATCTCTTCGGGCTTACGAACAGTCTTACGAATAAGCTGAGGTAAGTCAAATTCTTTCCAAGTCCACGACCAATCAGATTCATCAATTAGCAAAAACCCCGTTGTGACTTCATTACGATGAAACGAAGTAGTCATTGGAGACCCTGGGTAAACGATATTACGCTGTGTATTGCTATGAGCGTGTAAATCGCCTGCAAATACTACTTTGAATCTATCGAACCGTTCTAACTGAATCTCTGGTTTAACGTGAGGAGGTATCTCACCACGAACATGAGTGAATAAGCATTCACAGAAAAAGTTTTCTATTGCGTCTTTCTTGTGTAAATCCGCATAGGGAAGAATGCCAAAACCTAACTCTTCATCAACATAGCTTTCAGTGATAACTGTTACTAGCGGATTAATTTTGCTAGTCGCTTGTTTAAGTTGATCGAAGAAGGTATGGTTTTTCTTAGTAGCTTCGTGATTGCCGTCAAAGACAATAGTGGGCACAGTAACACCTGATACCCACTCAAAGTACAATTCAAGCTCTTCCATGTTGGGCAGACGATCAAATAGATCGCCGCCAACAATATGCAGACTAACGTCACCAGTCTCTTCAATAGCTTCAAGCTGTTGAAAGAACATACGATAACGATTCACAGCCCAGTCGCGAGGAACATTTTTCTGCCCTAGCTTAATGTGCCAGTCTGCTGTAAATAAAATCATATTAGAAGTCTACTTTGAATTCGTCTTCAATGCTCTCGTCAATCTCTTCGGCTTTAGATGCGCCGTTAATACGATCCAAGAGCTCTTTTTGTGCATCTGGAGTAGGACGAGGCATAACATCATCCATAGATTTCAGATTAGCAACTAGTGCCTGCTCTGAATCATCAAGTGCGCGAGGCTTACACTTCAATGCTTGTAATTGATACTCTACATTGTAAGTGTGCGGTCCGGTTTTTACTTTCTTGAAGCAAACATCCCAACCAGTTTCTGGATCAGTAGGATCGCCTAAGTCTTCTGCAGCGGTCAAAATTTGTTCCCACAACTTTTTCTTCAAGTTGATAACTTTTACCTCGCCATTATGAATGCACTGCATTGCATATGACCAGCCACATTTTAGATCGGGGTAGAAATCGCGAACCCAGTCTTTCTCCAGGTTGTTAAAGACTTCTTTGTTGCGGTCAAAAGATAAGCACTCCATAGGAATGTTTTTATCATTTTCACCTTTTACCCAATATACGTAACGAGCAAGAACATCTCCAACTAAACGTACTTTGTTGTCTCCGTCTGCGTAAGGGAATGTTACGATTGATGATTTTTGGGCTTCGCCTTTAACTTTATTGAATGAAATTGCCATACTAATTTTTCTCCTTAGTGACTTCTTCATATAGAAAGTAAACTATTGTACCCTCTAACCGAAGTAGTCTGTTTTCTTTGATTGTGGCCTCAGAGATTGGTGTTTCTAAGAGGTCTATAGTGGTTGTTTTGTTACTCAGATAGTCAGAGTATCTACGGTACGATGCAAGTGCAACATATTGTATGATCTCTTTGGTTGTATATTTATAAGCATTTTTTAGTAGATCATGAGGATTCACTAAAAAGCTAAGACCTGAGTAATCTTTGCTGTGATACTTATAAATAGGGTCAAACTTGTTCAGAGGCAAACGATCATTTACTAGCATATCTAGTATTCGAAAGATAGTGCCAACGCGGCCATCTGAATTTTTACAAATCTTCTTCCAACTGAACAACAACATATATTATACAGTAAATCCCAATTTTTGTCAAGAATTATTTTTGAGGAGTGGTGCTGTTACTTTTACAGCTGCTTGATCTCATAGCCCTGTTTCATGTAGTAACCCATTCTGTTAGATGCTTGCTTAGAAGCAGTCTTGCCTTTCAAATGTATATCAACTACGACGGGGCTGATTTTACCTTCGTGCTTTCTGATTACTCGGCCTATGAGCTGAGTCAAAAGAGGCTCGTTATTAATAGGAGTAGCGAGTATGAGACAACTAAGAGTATTAACAGAGATACCTTCCGCGAATATGCTCTGGGTGCCGCATAAAACGTTTTTTTCGCTTTTGTATAAGATTTCATCTAATAACTTTTCCCTTTCCGCGTGCTCTATGCCGCCTGTAACACATACGGCATTTTCACCTATCAGGTCGGCGCAGCCTTTTAAGAAAGTGACACGATCTGCCACCACAAGTACCTTGTGGCCTCGTGCCGCATATGCAGATGCTAACATAGCAACTGAGTGTGCGTATTCTTCATTTCGTACCAAAGCGTTTACACGCTTGGCCCAAGGAATGCTAGCGCCGTCCATAAATCTTACTTCTGACCTATAAGTGTGTATGGTAGGCGTTAGGAAGTTTTCTTTAGGGGGCTGAAACAGCTTAGACCCAAAGTAATCACGA